AGATGTTCATGACCTGGGTGACGATCTGGTAGGTTCGTGGCACTGCCTTGTTCGATGAGTCATCTGTTAGCTGAAATAGCTTCCCGAACTCGAAAACAAACTGCCCCGTGGTCGAGTATCCAACCAGACCCGTAAAGAGAATCGTGCGGTCGCCTCCGTTGGTGAAAGCGGGGTCTAGTCCTGCGACCTTAACCGGAGTCCCGGCCCAGGATGCAGGGTTCATGGCTCCGCTCTGAGATATTTCCGACTCCAGGTATATGCCCTCGTTCTCGTCGCTATCGAAGAACACAGCGCGGACCATTCGCATATATGCCCTCGACTCTTCGCCCAGCAACTTCTTGTCCTCGTCTAGTTTCTCTTCTGTTGGGAGGTAGGTATACTTTGTCTCCCCAGCCATGATGTTGGGGCTGCGCTCACCGTCAAGCCGGATATACTTGCCGCCCCACTTTGTTTTCCATTCATCTGCGTGGAGGATGTCCATAGACTCCCATCCCAATAATGGCTCAGACCAGACCCCGAACGCATCAAACCTCGATGACGGGTTGCTCATACCAATGATCTGAAGTTCCGGGTTCTTCGACAGGTTAGACAGACCAGCGTTGAGGATTGCCTCACTCAGTTCCGAAAGCTCGTCCCCGATCAAGATTACCTTCTTCTGCTTAATACCGATGAACTTTCCTACCGCTTCTCTTGTCTTGGACTTCTCTGCGGCGATCAGTGAAAGACCAGCCTTCTCGATCAGAGTGCCTTTTTCATTAATGTAAGCGATGTTTCCGATGGAGTCCCTGATCTTACCCGGCATCCCTTCCACCACTGACAGTAAAGAGATCACTGAACCCCAAATCCTTTTTCGTGCCTCCCGAAGCGTGGTCGATGTCATCAGGACTAAGGTTTCGCTGGGCCGTGATAACCAGTTCACGATCCCCCAAGCTGCCATAGTGTGTGACTTACTAGAACTTGCCGAACCCCCCACTGCGAGATACTTGTTGGCTATCGCCTCTTTAATCATGAGGTCCGCCCACGGATGTCTCTCTAAGAGCGGCTCAGGCAGGTCTTCGTTATTCCATATAACATCAGCAATGCGCCAAAAGTAATATTCTTTAGCTTCTGGTTTTTTATGATTCGCAAATCCGTATAGGAGTGCGGTAAGGGTGCTGGTCACAGGGATCTTCAATCCCCCCACCATCATTTTATCACCAGCGTTGGTGACTCTGGGTTCTAGTTTATTGACGGGCATGGACACAAAATAGCACGTAGGATTCTAGTTGCACTAAAAGATACATGAGGCAGACTATTTTAATATGGCTACCAGAAAAGAAAGAGATCGCCAAAAGAAAGCAAAAATAGCACGGGCGATAGAATTAGACTCTGCCGGATGGGGTAGGGCTTCCATTGCGAAAGAACTGGGCATCTCAAGCTCGACTCTGTATGCCTGGTTCAAAGAAATGAACGTGCCTTCAAAAGAAGAGGTGAACAATAACCCCATCGACTTAGTTGAAGACGACGACCCCGTAAGCACGGAACTCCAAGAGCAGACTAAAAAGATTCTTGACCCCGACTTCCTCAACAGTGCCGACAAACTTGAGGCGCACAAAGAAGAGGCAGAGGTTATTCTTCGTAATATTGATGACTCTAAAAGTCTAACCGAACAAGAAAAGATTCGCTCGTTCTTGGGGAACGCCTACCTCCAACACTTACGAGATGTAGTTGGTAAGCTCCCCCCAATCCGAAACGTAAAAGACTTGGAGACATATCACAAACTTCTCTTTGAGTCGTTCGGCATTAACGCGAAAGAAAACAACAAAGGGACCAAGCACATTGAAATCTCGATTCTCAACAACTCAAAAGCCAGCAAAGGCGAAGCTGTAAAAATCAAGAACCGTAAAATCATCGACGTTGAAGTGGAGGACTGATTATGAAAGGAGATGCTGTTAACCACCCAACTCACTACAAGTCTCACCCCTCTGGTGTTGAAGTAATCCAGATCACCGAACACATGAATTTTTGCTTGGGGAACGTGGTGAAATACATTTTGAGAGCGGAACACAAGGGGGCGACCATTCAAGACCTGGAGAAAGCCCAGTGGTATCTGAAGAGAGAAATCGAGCGGAGGAAGAAAGAAACTGAGACTGGGGAGGAAGTTGCCCCGTGTGGCCCTCTGGACAACAGTAACCCAACGGATACTGTCACTGACTTTTTAAAACACTACTCATGATTGTTGGGATCGACAACGGCATCGACGGGGGTATATGCGCCATCTCCCCCCACGGCAAGATCATTGATAAATGCCCCATGCCCATCCTAAAGCGGAAAGAAAAGCGTGAGGTTGATGTTGCCGCGTTCAAGAAGTGGATTCTCGACCTCAACACTGAACCCTTTATCCTGATTGAAGAACCTCTGAAACATGCGAAGTCTAGCCAAGCTATGAGGTCAATGTCCATCAACTTTGGAAAACTTCTTGGAGCTTGTGAGATCAAAGAGTGGCTTGTCGCCGCCGTAGAACCAAGAGAATGGCAGGTAGAAATTCTTGGTAGGGTAGCTGCTGGACAAACTAAAACAGCCGCCCTCGACTTGGTTTCCGAAATTGCTCCAGAAGAAGATTGGACAAAGAAAGGCAGATCCACAAAACCCCACGACGGTATGATTGACGCATACCTGATAGCAGAATTTGGAAGGAGAAAATACCAATGAATGTGAGTAAAGACAAAGACGTAAACCAAGCAGTTAAAGAACTCTGCCAGCATTTGCGCGGCGCAGATAAGAAGAAGTTTCTTTCTGTGGTCAGAGAACTGGAAGCTAGGACGCAAGAGTGCGAAAGACTCCGAAGACCTACCTTGACTCGATACGCAAAAGATCTCGTCTGGAAAAAACATCTTGACGAAATAAAAGGGAAGGAGCAGACTCCCTACCCAGAATTGGAAATTTACACAGACCCAACCAGAGAAAACTGTAATCAAGAATTATGAAACTAGAAATCGAAAAAGAAAAATTAATGCGATTGTTCAGCGCGGCGAACAAAGCAACCGCCCCCAAGAGCAATCTCCCCGCCTTGGGGAATGTCCTCCTTAAAGCGGAGGGAGACAAGTTGTCCATCAGTGGGACCAACCTTGACCAAGAAGTCGTAGCTACGGATACGGCTGAAGTGAAAGAGGAAGGCAGCGTCCTGATCCCCGGATCACGAATGAGGAGCTTGGTGGGGTCAATGTCTGGTCCCGTAAAGATCAAGAAAGTCCGAAACGATATAGAGGTATCCTCAGAGGGCTTCTCAGCGAAACTCAAAGGACTCCCGGTGGATGAGTATTGTGGACCCGCACTGACAGGGGAACCAGAGGTTTTTAATTTTAACGGGGAAAGATTTTCAGAAGCTCTGAACTCAGTTGTATTCGCCGCCAGTGCCGATGCAACACGCCACATGCTCAATGGGGTATATTTTGAGGCAGACGAAAATGGATGTCGCGTAGTCGCCACAGATGGCAGGAGACTGTCCGTCTGCTCGATTGAAGATGGAAAACACCCCAAGGCTGGAGTAATCCTCCCTACCTTGGCGGCAGACATCATTTCTGAAGCGGCAGGTTCGCAGGAGAAGATTGAGTTCCACGTTGCAAGTTCTTATGTCCGGCTGGTGACCAAAACAACCCAGGTATTTAGTAAAACTATTGCTGCGGAGTTCCCCGATTACCGAAAGGTGATGCCCTCACCAGAGGATACTGACCGCATTGCTTCCTTTGATAAGTTTGAGCTAAGTTCAGCATTCCGCAGGACAGCCCTCTTCTCAAACCCGAAGTCCCCGGTAACTCGCTTGGAGTGTGTTTCCGGTTCTCTCACCATCACCTCAAAAGCTCCCGAAGAAGGAGAAGCGAACGAGGTTGTGGAGGGAGAAGGACAAAGTTTCTCCACTGCCTTGCAGCCCCACTACATGCAGCAGTTCTTGAAAACGACTAAGGGAGAGTCCGTTACAATTTGTGTCGGTGACTCGGCTGACCCGATCAGGGTGTTGTCTGAGGACACCGAATACGTGGTAATGCCCGTGAGAAAGTAGGGGGAATGAAATCTCTATTTTTGAAGCAGGAAGAGTCCAAAGGATTCTTTGTAGCGGCACACACTAAAGGCCAGAATACCCTAGACACATCCAGTGTCGGCACTGGCAAAACAGTAGTCGCAGCCCACCTTGCCTTGGATTGGGATGGTCCCGTGGCAGTTATCTGCCCAAAGGCAGTAGTCCCTTCATGGGAGCGTGAGTTGAAGGAGCATGGTGTGGAGCCTTGCTTTGTATTGAACTATGAGAAGATCCGCAATGGGAGAACTCAGTGGATGAGTAAGAAGGGAAAAAAGCTAATGACTTGGAACCTACCCCCCAAGTGCTTAGTCTTTATTGATGAAATTCACGCCTGTAAGTCTCCGTTCACCCAGAATGCCCAGATGCTAATCTCTTTAGTCCAGCAGGGGTATAGGGTTCACGGGATGTCCGCTACGGCAGCGGAAGACCCAACAGAGATGAGGGCATTGGGTTTCATGTTGGGGCTTCATAACCTCAATAAAGATGAGTCGTGGTTCTCCTGGATGAAGAGGAATGGATGTGTGAAAAACGATTGGAACCAGTGGATCTGCGTTCGGAAGAACACCTTACCCGCCATCAAAGAGAAGATGTATTCTTCCAACGTCAAAAAACTGACAGTGAAAGACTTCCCCGACTCCTTCAAGCATAACCGGGTCTTCGTAAAGCCGATACAATTCTCCAGCTATAAAGATATTATCAAAGCCTATGACGAACTGGGCATCACCCCTGAGATCATAGACAAGCTACTGGAAGACCATACAGTCGAGGATAGCGAACACGTTCTGGTGAACCTGTTGAGGGCTAGACAGTTAGCAGAAGCTATGAAGGTTCCTGACCTGGCGGACATGGCCGAAGAGTTGAGGCTAGAGGGGAACAGCGTTGTTCTATTCGTAAACTTCTCAGACACGGTAGATGCCCTCTGCACCAGGCTCGACTGCCTCAAGATTGACGGTAGGCAGACTGCTTCCGAACGGCAAGAGGCGATTGATTCTTTTCAAGAAGATAAGGTCGAGGTTCTCGTAGTTAATATCGCGGCTGGGGGGACAGGCATATCTCTCCACGATGTTAATGGAGAGCGACCCAGAGTCTCTCTGATTAGCCCCACGTTCTCAGCAAAGCACTACTTACAGTGCTTGGGGAGGATTCACCGAAACGGTGCTAAGTCAGATGCGGTTCAGCAAATCATTGTGGCCGCTGACTCGATTGAAGAACACGTTGTGAAAGCGATAAATAAGAAAATACAAAACATGGAGATGCTACATGGAAATTGAAGAGATATTCAAAATTGATTTTGCTAAAGCCAAAGCGATAGCCTTCTTAGAGATCGAACGCTATAAGCTCGACATCAAAGGAAAAGAGACTTCTATTGACGAGGAAGCTGCAATCCTCTTCGGCATCATCGCTGGCATGGCATACTCAGAGATAGAACATAAAGTTTGCTACGAGAAGGAGTCAAAATACTCAGAAGATTATGTTGACTTCCTTGAGCGCATAGTGAAGATGAAAACAGTTAACCCAGAAAAATCTAAATTATCATACAACTAATGGACACACCAGATCATTCAAATCGAGGACACGCAGAGTTCGGCCCGTCAGGATTGAAGTATGTGGCAGCTTGTCCCGGCTTCCACGGAACAGAAGGCACTTCAGAGGCAGCGGAACGAGGAACCAGGATTCATGAAGCTCTAGAAGTCCATGACCCTAGTGCGCTCCACGATGAAGAGGAGGTCGCAATCTACGAGCAGATCGTCGAGATGGAGCGCGAGTTTATGTCGAACTTTGAGAAATAAAATATGAATGAAGACCCAAATGAGGCTTCTTTGGTGCTTCAATACAAAGTTTTAAAACACGACCTTGACGAACTGTTGAAAAGCATTTCCGATAATTCCGCTGACCTTGACATTTATGAGCAGCGCAGCCTTCTCAGAGATGGGATAAAGGTGATCTCAAAGAGATGCGCTAAGGTGATTGAATTGACCGAAGACTAATTTTAGCTGGGGATTGGGGTCGAAAGCTCCCAATTTTAAATGAGACAGCATAGATGTCCGCCCAGTAGCTCTCTCTCTAAAAATTGAAAAATGAATAAAGATTTATTCTCAGGTTTTGATCCAGACCATCTATTGGTAATGGACGGGTATGATGACTGCATCGTTGGGGTAGTAGAACGCTTCGGTCAAGACCCTATCGTTTGTTATGACAAATACAAGGTAATACAAAAACTCCAAGATGATGGTGGTATGTCCAGAGACGAGGCTGTAGAGTTTTTTCACTTTAATCACCTTGGGGCGTGGATGGGAGATTTAACTCCGTGCTTTGTATCGCTTAATTAGGTTGCATTTATAAATAAAAATTGAAAACGAATGAAACACCACTACCCAAATTGCCAAGGAGGACTAGACTGCGATTGCGACGACGAGCTAGACACGGACTCGCTCAAAGTCGGCAGCATCATCCGATACTGGACGGAGCGACTTATGGTCGATCATATCGACTGGGATAAGGGAGTATTATGGGCATCCTGCGCTATGGGGAAAGAATTTGAAATCCCCTTTGGTGAATTTGATATTATTCGCTAGGGAAGGACATTGCGCCCACCACGGAGAGTTTTATGAAAAATTGAAGAATGTATTTTAGAAATTTCGCATGGATTTAAAATATGGTCCGTTGAGAGACAAGATACTCAAAGAATTGAGTGATGGGGAAGTTCTCACTTCCAAAGAAATAGAAGAGAAGGTTGCTTGGCCCAAAAAAACCAACATAGTAAAAACCTTGTCAGATTTGAAAATAGACTTGGTGGTTAGAAAAGACTCAAGAAAGTTGTTGAAAATATTCCCCGAAAAAGCTAGGGGTCAGTTTAAATGGAGATTAGTAAAATGAAAGAAGACTACAATGAAATCGTTTTAGACATCGAACTGGACTATGGGTTGTCCACGTTCGGAACATGCGACAGGCTTACCATTTACAACGGTAAAAAAGCACTTCTCGCGGATTACAAAACGGGGATAAGTCAGATTGACCACCCGTCGAAAAACTACCAGGCAAAAGCCTACACCTTGGGAGTATTCCAAAAATATCCCGAAGTAGAAGAGGTCACGTTTGTTTTCTACATCCCGCTTTACAACGAATCCCCTCACCACACATTTACCAGAGAGGATGTCCCCGCGTTGAGAAAGGAACTGTCTACGGTGATCGCTTTAGCCACTGGCACTCGACACTACTGGCAAGATGGAACCCCTCCGACTCAAAACCTAAACCCAACACAAAATTGCAGGTTCTGCCGACACGAAGAGTCGTGTCCTGCCCTGGTGGGGTTGGTTTCGGAAGTCGCTAAAAAAGTAGGGCATCAATTTGAAGGTGTTGATTTTGATGAGACAGATGATCCCGAACAAGTTGAAGTCCTTTATGACCTCGCGAAAGTCGTTGAAAAGTGGGCTATGTCCTACAAAAGAAAAGCGGTCCAACTGGCGAAAGAGGGGATGGTCTTCCCAGGGCTGAAATTAAAATCAATGGGCGCAACGTCTAAAATAGAAGACGTTGGTGGACTCATTGAGACAGCTAAAGATTTCGGAATCACCGAGGACCATCTTTTGAAGTTAGCATCTTTCCCTATCGGAAGGCTTGCGAAAGCGGTATCTGAAACCGCGAAAACAAAAGAAAAAGCAGCAATAAAAACAGAATTTCTTGACACGCTTGAAGAGAAGAGCATTATGTCAAAGTCTGAAGAGAGGTTCACACTCTCGAAATAGAAACAACAAAACAAAACAAAAACAAAAATGGCAAAATCGGAAATAGTAGAAGATAAGAAAGAACTGTCGTCCGCGACTCCAGGATTCATCATCGACCCGGAGGACATCGACATCCCCAAAGTAAACCTGGTTCAGAAAATGAGTCAGATCGACGGACCCCTTGGGTCAATCATGCTGGATCAAAAGCACTGCATCGCAGAAGCCGATGAACCTGTTGCGGTTTCAATCGTATCCGCCCGTAAGGGTTGGCGTGAAGACATTCCATTCGATGAGGACGAGATGCCTCGCATCGCGTGGAACCACGAAGACCGTGATGCCTTGGAAGCAGACTCAGGATATAAGATCCTTGAGTTCGCTGACATCCGCATCCTCTTCCACGGAGGTGAGGATGCTGACCAAACGGTATACACCGTGCCGATTGGAGATAATCAGTATGCTCTTGGACGGATCAACGTCCAGAAGGATGCCTACCGCAACACATACAAGCGTCTTGCTACGTTTGCAGCAGTGAACGCAGGGGCGGATCTTTCGGCTAAAGTTTGGAATATGAAGTCTATCTTGCTCACCAAAGGCAAGTATAGCTGGTATTCTCCTAGCTTAGAAAACTCCTCAGAGGTAGCCGCTGATGAGGTGGTTCAGTTCTTGGAAATGTTTCAGCAATGAGCTACGACATTGAACTCGTCAAGGAACACGTAGCCAACATCGAGGCTGTGCGTTCCGAATTAGAACAGAAACTCGATGAACTTGAAGCCGCTAAAGAACACTTGGAGACTGAACTCAAAAGACTAGGCGCAGCCCATCAAGTGCTTTCTGATTCGTTGGAAGAAGCATAAACAACAAAAATAATATAGGCTCCGCTCATTATGGGCGGAGTCTTTTTTTTACTTATGACAAATATTGAAGACGTTGATACAGATGAAATGATAGACTTCCTCCACTCGTTGGTAGAAGCCCTAGAACCCGACCCCGACCAGACAGAGCGTTTAATCGGGTTCTTAGAGGAGGAGAGCATCCTCTTGGAATACTGGACAGATGAAAACGATGTCTTTTGTTGTGGGAAGCAAAAATGAAAACATACGCGCTGGACTTTGAGTCCTACTACGACAAGGAATGCTCCATATCTGTTCTGGGACCGCTAGGTTATTTCTCTCACCCAGACTTCGATGCTTACATGGTGAGTGTTGTAGGAGATGACGGATATGTTTATGTGGGACACCCGAAAGAGTTTGATTGGAGTATCCTAGAAGGAAATAGAGTTCTGTCACACAACGCCGCTTTTGATGAAACCCTTTACCTTTTCGGCATTGGGATGAAGTGGTGGGATGAAGTGGACTACGCGGAATGGCACTGCACTGCTGATATGGCAGCGTATTGTGGGCATCCAAGGAACTTGAAGGGGGCTTCAAAAGCTGTCTTAGGGATAGATCTAAGTAAAGAAACCCGCGACACAATGAAGGGGCAGAAGTGGGACGGTATGGACTCTTTATTCAAAGAAGAGGTTCTGGAATACGCCACTAAAGACTCCGAGTATTGCTTGGCTCTTTGGCAGAAACTTGAACCCCTGTGGCCGAAAAAGGAAAGAGAGATCAGCGTTATGAATCGGAAAGCAGCCCAGGGAGGTATCCCAGTAGACTCCGACTACATTGAGGAGTGTATCGCTACCCTCAATAAAGAACTTTTTTTGGCCGAACAAAACATCCCCTGGATTGGGGAGAAGAAACTTTTATCGAGAGCGGCCTTTAACGATGAGTGCAGGAAGAACGGGCTAGTCCCCCCTGCATCACTGGCGAAAGATAATGAAGAAACCGAACGCTGGTTTCGCGCCCACAGTAAAAAGTTTCTTTGGATCGGGGCAACTAGGAACTGGAGACGAATAAATGCGCTCAAGAAAAAAATGTTATCCTTCCGGGCCGCTACTATGCAGAATGGAAGATACTACGGGGGGTTGATGTATTGGGGGGCGCACACGGGAAGATTCAGCGGCAGCGGCGGGAACCTAAACCTTCAGAACATGCCGCGTGGTGAACTGTTCGGGGTAGACATGAGGAAAGTAATCTGCGCCCCAAAAGGAAAAAAACTCGTAGTGGTTGACTTATCACAGATCGAAGTTAGAACATTATCCTGGTTGTCGGGGGACTCAGGGATGCTAAAGAGAATCGAGGAATCAGATGACATCTACGAAGCGTTCGCTATCCAGTTTGGGCTGTGGGACGAGTCGAAAGGGTCTTTGAAAAAGGAAGACCCTTCTCTCAGGCACACCGTAAAGACGATGGCTCTTGGATGCGGCTACGGAGTGGGGGCGAAAAGATTTAGTGAGTTTAGCGGAACAACAGAAAAAGAAGCCGCTAAGTCTGTAGCACTCTACCGGAGCAGCCTCCCTAAAGTAACTAGGTATTGGAGGGACTTAAATGATTCTTTGAATGTTGCTTATGATTCAGAATGCCCTTTTGAAATCTCTTTGCCTTCTGGCAGGAAACTTAGATATGGGAGTTTGTATTCCAATAAAACATCTAGGGGGATAGAGCTAGTAGCCAAAATTACAAAAGGGTCAAACAAAGTCGCTATGAAACTTTGGGGTGGGATTTTAGCGGAAAACGCCGCCTCTGCATTGGCGAGGGATATTTTCACTGACGCGATGCTCCGAATCAGAAAAGAAGGATATTGGATACTGTTTCACGTCCACGATGAGGTGGTCGTAGAGGTGGACGAAGACAAAGCTGAGAAGGCTCTGGAGGACATAACTAGGATATTATCCACGCCACCAGAGTGGATTTCAAAGATTCCACTTGAAGCCGAGGGAAAAATACTGCAAAGATACGAAAAATGAGATACATCAAAAACCTGAGAGATAAAGAAGCCCGAAACATTGAACCAAGTAAACTCCCGAAGAATAAACCGAACTTCAAAAGTAAAGCGGAGTTTAGGGATTGGAGTTCCTCCGTGGACACTGACCACGCCTTCATTAGTATGTGCGAGGGAGATACCCCTGGAGAGAGAGTTTCAAACAGCAACCACGTCAATAGAGTATTGGGGTTCATTGCAGACTATGATGCCCCAGTAGATTGGGATGTCGCAGAGATACAAATAAATGATACGACTCCCTACGCTCCGAAGTGGATTTGCAAAACCTTCAGTGGATACGCCAGGGCTATTTGGGAGTTTGAAGAGCCGCTCCCCATTGATAAAAACCTTTATGACACCTTCATAAGAGAGATTGGCAAAGCCACGAAAGCACAGCGATTGCTGGCGGGGTTCGATGATTGCGCTTTCAAGCCTAACCAATATTTTGAAGCGGGAGAAGATTGGAAAGAAATAGGCAAGCCCCTGCCCTGCTCCGTTATTCATGCGGCTCTTAACAGAGCGATCCAGAAGAAACCAATCGTAGCGTCAGACATCACAGTCCCGCTCGATGTTATTGCCGAAAAAGTAGAAGAAGTCTTCCCCGGTAGGTGGTTAGGGGACTTCGAAATCGGGGCGCGAGGTCCACTATTCTGGATAGGGGATGGGATCAACCGCGAAGGTTGCCAAGTCGGAGAAGATGGAATGATCTGCTACAGCGACAGGGCAGGAAAAGGGTTTGTGTCGTGGAGAGACATCTTCGGTTCTGCTTTCATTGAGAAATATGAGGAGAAGAAAATTGCAGTGGTCCTCGATGACTACTGGTTCAATGGGAGGTCATTTTACAAGCTGCTGCACGGGTGTGCTGTTACAATACCGAAGGACCAGTTAATTCTGGAGCTTAGACAAAAGGGGTTCTCGACAAAAACCAAGAAAGGGCAGTCCATCTCTGAAGTGGATTCGGCGGTATTGATGGTCAGCAACCAAAACCGCGTAGACGAAATTGCACCAGTTGTCTTCTCAAACGAGAGGTTAGTGACCTATAATGGACACCGAATCCTTAACAACGCATCCAATAAAGCAATCCAGCCAGCGGACTCAGGCGACCCAAAAAATTGGCCCTTCCTACACGGGTGGCTTTCCCAACTGTTCAGCCCAGCGGAGGACAGACCAGCCACAGATTACTTTTATTCTTGGATGAAGCGTTTCTATGATGCGGCCTTAAACTTCAAGTTCCAGCAGGGGCAAGCACTCCTCTTAGTGGGAATGACTAACAAAGGGAAGTCACTGCTTTCTAACCGGGTGATCGGGGATTTGGTTGGGGGATTCGCTGACGCGAGCGACTATTTGAGCGGACACACCAAATTCAATAAAGACCTGGGCAGGTCAGCGGCCTGGGTAATTGATGACACGGTTAGTGCGGCATCTTTTGAAGACCAACGAAAAGCCACTGAGCTTATCAAGAGAGCAGTAGCCAACCCAAGAATCGAGTATCAAGCGAAGTATGCCGACACGCTTTCAGTCCCGTGGACGGGCAGGGTGATTATGTCTCTGAACATGGATGCGAATAGTCTCACAGTTATCCCCGCGCTTGACTCATCAAACCGGGATAAGATTATGGCACTCCGTATTTCAGATTTCGCAACGAGTGATTTCCCCCCTAGCCATGACCTTGAGCAAACTATTGAAATGGAACTCCCTCACTTTGCAAAATTTCTTCTTGATTGGCAGATCCCGCAAGAACTAAATGATTTCAGCAGGTTCGGAGTTGACTCATTCATTGATGAATCAATCGTCTCTGCCGCATACGACAACTCAAGTAGAAGTGCTATCGCAGAGCTTGTAGAGTTCTTTGTAGAGAAATACAGAGACGCAGAAAACTTAGATGACGAATCTTGGAGGGGGACATTGACGAACTTCCAAGTCCTAGTGCATGAATTTAACAACGGACGTTCTGTTGGTATGTCACAAAACCTAGAGTTTGTTCGAAGAGGGTTTTGTGCTATGGAAGAAGCTCATAAAGCCAACCCAAGACTGCGCCCGATAAAATCTTCGGGACATGGTGGGGGAAAGAAGTGGACAATAGATTTAAGTCCAAAATATGACATAGACAATTACTTGTCCTTCAATGATTCTGAAATAGACACAAACGAACCCTTCTAAGGGTTGGGGTCATCAAATTGGATTTCTGAAGCGATTTCCGCAATAATCCAAGACAGGCATAGAAGTATGTCTGTCTTTTTGTATCCCTCATCAATCAAGTATCGAATTGATTTAGTTATAGTGTCGTCTATCGCTTTTTGTTCTTCCCCAAAAAGGGAGTCTCCAAACTCTTCGGATGCCATTTTTCTAAGTATTCTTTGAACTCTTGAGTTCTTTTTTTACCAAAGGGACGTTTATTTCCGATCTTCCTTTTACTACCGGAGTAACCTCGCTCTGTTAGGTATTCCTTAGCTTTATCTATTACCCCAGGACTATCTTTTAAAAGACCCAGAGCAGCATTGCATTTCCTACATAGAATACCTCTAATCTCGTTGTTTTTGTGGTTGTGGTCTACGGTATAGTTCTTCTGGCTTAAAGGTTCTCGACAGATGTCACATTTACCTCCACTTTTCGATAGGATAGATAAGAATTTTTCAAAGCTAGTGTTGTATTTCTTTACTTTAACCGACAAGTCTCTATTCCATTTCTTCCAATACTGTGCTTCCCGCTGTTTTTTTCTTTTTATTTCTCTTTTCTCTTCTTCCTCACTTTTTTTAGACATAATAAATAGGGGGGCGTATAGTCTTCATGAGGAATTAGTTAGGGATAATAGTCTAGTCCTATACTCAGGCATAGGCATTGATAGGGAACCACCAGGATCTACCTTTCTTCCAGGCGAAACTTCATCGTGACCAAGGATGTAGGGGACTTGGAAACAATCGTATTGGTCCCACAACCACAGTAAAAGTTTAGTTAAACTATTTTCCTGCTCCTTGGTAAACTTGTAGTAATACCCTGGAGCAATGTTTTTGTTTTTTCTTACTTCTAAGCGACACTTATCTTCGGGGTAAGGCTCAGTCCGGTCGAACCAAGCGGTCTTGCGTTTGTCCAAATGACCTGGACATATAACCTCGATACCGACCACTCTGTTGGAAACGTAAGACCCCAGCCCGTCGTAGTAACTTTTCCCCGCGTGATACCCCCACTGATTCAGTGGGAAGTTTTGTCCAACATTCCCTTCTTCGTCGATTACAAAATAGGTGAACCCCTGCCTTGCCTGATAAGACAAAGCGGACTTTAGGCTCTGGTTTTCTCTACCAGCCGTCCAGTGGACGATTGCGCCCTCTGGCCCACCACTTGGATACCTCCCTCTTGTCTTAGACGGGGTAAAATTTGTCTCTGCTTGGGGATACCACAAAGACCGCTGGTTGGATCTCTTAGATTCTTTACTACTAAGAGAGATAGAGTTATCGCGATCAACTGCTGCTGACTCACCCAACAAACGGTTAACTACTCTCAGTGCTTTAGCGTGGCTATCGCTTGTCCAGTTTTTAAGATGCCACCGGAGCGTATATAGATCATTCTTGTTCATCGCCTAACTAAAGGTTTCGAAGCTTTGCGCTGGGGAAATACTTTTTCGCGTTAGATCTTAGCTTATCTCGATCTCCGGCCTTCTCCTCTTCTGTATTTAGTCTAGAGAGGATCTCATTAGTAATTCTTGCGTCTACCGTCTCTTCATACAATCCTTGAAAACCTTTTTCAAAAGGTGAGTTAGACAAACCTCTTAAAACTGGCTCGCCTACGTTTTTTTGAATAGCCGCGTCCACCCCCCTTAAAAATCTGTATGCCGGAGCTAGGGTTCTATCATTTCCTACAGTGTCAATCTGAGATTCCGCCATATTTCTTCGAAGCATATCAAAAAGTCGCGGCTCCTCTCTTTGCCCTACGTCATTTAATGCCAGTGCCGCCCCGGCTAACTCTCGATTCGGCTTCGGCTTTGGCTTCGGCTTCTGCTTCTGCTTCGGGGGCATAAGCTTCGGGGCAGGGGCTGTGGCCACGAACTTCGGGGCAGGGGCCGAAGTCTTAGGTTTTGAAGGAGACTTCACCTTTTTTCCGCCTTTTAAAGCCAAGGAAAGAACAGCTTGAGATGTTATATCTGCTGCTGCTTCTGGGTCTTCTTCAGCTTCACTAACAAAATCAGACCCTGCTTTAGCAACCCTTTGCGCGTAGCCTTTTGCTCCTAAGTCTGAAAGACTTTTTAATTCATTTTTTGAAAAAGAAGCTACACCTCTAACTACCCCCTCCGGGTCAGATATTATATTTAAAAGGTCGCCCACGTCTTCTGGAATTGATCTTTTTAGCTCAGAATAATATTCAGCCCACCCCTCTTTGGTTTTAAACCAAGGAGTATCTTTTGAGTTTTCGGCAACCTTGTTTTCAACCGCAGATAAAAAAGAATCACTCATGTAAATCCAATCTTTTTATTTTTGACCATAAGGCTTTCCTGTTAGCAAAGCCATTATATAGCTGTAGTGAGAATGAAACTTCTGCCCCCTACCCTCGATCACACCTTCCTTAAACTGATAGGTCTTACCCTTTACCAAGGTCAGGGTAGGCGGATCGTAGAGTGCGGAGTTGTTCTTCTGCGCCTCGCTTTCTTCTAGCGAGGACTTCGATACGCAGCTTGTCAGCAGGGGTAGCGCGATCACCAAGACGATGGATTTCATCTTCATATTTATGGATCTCTCGCTGTATTGAACGCATTTCCCGAATGGGAAAGACAAACTTGTAATAAGAAGCAACAGCAGACAAAGCTGAAGTGACTGCTGCCAGGGCTGCACCCATTTACTCTTTTTCAGCTTTCTGGCGGACAGACCAGACGATACCAATAAGCGTGATAATACTACCAACCGCTTCAAGCATCATCTGTTCATCGAGGCCAATGCCCTTAGTGACCAAAAGCCCCCCGGAAAAAGTGAGAAGGTGGCGTACGACTCCTAGAATGGATTCTTTATTCATGTGGTTTTTTGTGTTTTTGGGTTTTGTCGTTTTGAATTTATTCAAAACATAAATTGGTTATAGTATGTTTACTACTCTGGAAGCTGCCCCACCGAAAGGCTCTATGTTCATTTCGGGTTTCACCATGCCACGGTAGGCACTCTTTTCTTGATCTAGCAACGCATTGCAGACGTTCCAGTGGTAGTCAGCGCGTTGAACATCTGCGTTGTCTTCTGCTACCGTAGCTAAAAGACCATGTTTAATAGCATTTACGTTAGAAAGATAGACAATATCATCGTCGTTAAAGAGCGTCTCAAACCCACGCTTTAAAAGAACAAACACTGATTTGTCTGAACTAGATGGGTTGGAGAGCCGAAACCTACGGTATCGAGCTACTTCGTTTCCTCTACCTTTCGCTAATGTGAGAGTCGCCATATTAATAATAGTATCTTTTTCCTACGGTGGTGCGGGTGAGCTTGATGAGCTTGATGAGCTTGATGAGCTTGATGAGCTTGATGAGCTTGATGAACTTGATGAACTTGATGAACTTGATGAACTTGACGCACTTGACGAGCTTGACGAGCTTGATGCACTTGACGAGCTTGATGCACTTGACGAGCTTGATGCACTTGACGAGCTTGAACTTGAACTTGAAGAACTCGACTCAGCGTCTTCCACTGCTTGAACTTCTACTTTTTCATAAAAGCCTTTGAACCGTATCTCCAATACAGAAACTGCTTTTGTGGCGTGAGGCTCCGTAGTTATCATGCTCGCGCTCCCATCCAACACGAACTCATGGACTTTCTTAGATCCATCCGACCTCTCGTAAGTTACGAACACAGACCCTTCAGAGGGGAGTGCCGTCCGGGGCGTGATGGGAACAACCTTTATCTGATAAAGAGAAGACTCGTTTAAGTCAATAATAGTAGGGTGTAAACCGTCATCGACAATTCCGTAAACTGGGCCTGGACCCCCCGAATAAAGGCCAGAGGTCTTGTAGTCTTGCCACCTAGCCCTCATATCACTAGGTAAGTTATCAACCACAGCAGATAGCACGGACTCCGCGTTTTCTGGTAGAGAAAAGTATTCGTGGTCTGTTACGATAGTCCTTTCAAACACCAAATCTCTCCAGTATCCCAAACCATATAGTCTGGGGAGAACTTGATTCAAATAAGGCAAAAACTGAGATTCAGACTCAAGATAGCTTGAGAGAGTGGTTTTTAAGGTAGCTACGGTAACTGCCATAGGGCATTCTAACGGCAAAACCCCTTTTATTCAAGTCAGAAGCCTAATCAGAATATAGGGCTAAATCAAATTATTAGGGGGTTTCGGGGGTATTGCTACACTATGGGTGAATTTTCTTGAAAATAATCTAATCTTCTATTAGAGGTCAGTAGTAATTTAATTGAAATGAGAAAAATAATATTCCAAAACAAACTTAGCTTAGGGGATGTCGTGGTATGCACCGCAGCAATTCGTGACCTCCATCGTGCGTATCCAGGGGAATTTAAAACAGGTTACACAGGAACCGCGCCAGAACTATTTAAGAATAACCCCCACATAGAAAATTTTAATGATACGGGGGGAGTTGAGACAATAGTATTAAAATACCCCGCAATCAACACAAGCAATCAACGCCCCCTACACTTCATTGGGGCTTACCATGAGTTCTTGGAAGAAAAGCTCTACCTTAAAATCCCCGTAACAGAGTTCAAGGGCGACATCCATTTGTCCGATGAAGAGAAGGGGTGGACGAACCAAGTTCAAAACATCACTAAATATGAGGTTCCTTTTTGGATTATAGTTTCGGGCGGTAAGTATGATTTTACTTGTAAGTGGTGGGATCACAAAAAGTATCAACAAGTGGTCGATTCTCTAAAGGGGGAGATACTATTCGTGCAAGTAGGGTCTGATAACCACCACCACCCTCCCCTCAAAGGGGCGATTGATTTAAGGGGGAAAACCGATGTCAGGCAGCTAGTCAGACTCGTCTACCATAGTTCTGGAGTCGTGTGTCCGGTTACAGGAATTATGCACATGGCAGCAGCGGTCCCCACAAAGCAACCGGGGTCTACAAGACCTTGTGTAGTGGTCGCAGGAGGCAGGGAGCCAGTTTCTTGGGAACATTACCCCCCTCACCAGTTCCTCCATACACAAGGGATGCTGGACTGTTGTAAAAAAGGTGGGTGTTGGAAGTCTAGGGTGGAGCCTAGAAATGACGGGTCTAAGCAAGACTCCTGCCTGTGTAGCTTACCTGTTATCCCCGAGGGAGGGGGAATTGCCGTCCCTAAGTGTATGGACATGATCTCCTCCGACGACGTTGTGAGGTCAATAAGAAAATATATCGAAGGGGGAGCTTCCCCGACTGTTAACGATATAATTTGGTCTGGGGTGAAGCAGCACCTTACTTAAACGGACCCAGAGGTTTTCGGAGATCCATGACTGCTGCTACTGCTGCTACTGCTGCTACTGCTGCTACTGCTGCTACTGCTGCTACTGCTGCTACTGCTGCTACTGCTTCCACTGTCGCTGCCTCCATACCCTCCTCCACTGCTACTATCGCTCATATTATCTATTCGTCTGGGTAAGCTGAGTTAATGAACTTCTCGTTATGTATAAATTGATTCTCAGTTCTATCAGGGAATCTAAGGTTTCGGAACCCTTTGCGAATCCCACTCAGACGAACGCAAACTCTTTTGGGCCTCATGAACAAGGGGAGAGACAAGATTATTTCTTGACCCTCAACCCTGGCGTATTTCACACCCCCTGAGTCCCCGATAGCAGAAATTACCCTAACCGTATCTGGCTCACACACTTCTAAAAATTTTTCATCTAGCGGGGTCTTACTAAACCTCTTAGTAGGAAAAATCTCTACGTGGTCATCAAAGCGAACTTCCGGCATCTCAGCAATAAATAAAGCGGCATACCCTGTTTCATTCCAAGAACAAGGGACGATAGCGGTGGACTTAGAGCTACTACTACTGCTGCTAGGGGGGCTACTACTGCTACTACTACTACTACTTTCTTCGCTAAATATAAAAGCAGGGTCATTTAAATATAAACCTATCGGGGAAAAATCAGAAATGGGGTTGTCGGGCCAAGGCCCAACCTCTATGGGTCCATACAGCAGATCCGGGTTAGGTATCTGAGTTTCTACCCCAGTTAAGTCCCCAAAAGACTCTTCGGGTGGGGGTGCGTTCACCTGGGGATACTGAAAATCTTCGGCCATTAATCTACGGGTAGACTCCGTTCAGTTGAAGTTCCGTAGACTCAACGATAAACATATCGAGGCTTGTTTGTCTTACGGACACATTTATCAAATAATCTCCAACTAAGTCAGTCCCGTTAAAGCCCGACGTAGCGGCTAACGAGGTAGGCTGAATGTTTCGTTCAATATTTAAGCCAGTAGGTGCGGTAGAAGATCCGTTAGTAGTTCCGTTTATACCAACAGTAATCGCTCCGTGTATAGCAGCAGGGAGAGTGAACTGCCTAGCAGATGCTTGTGCAACAGGAGGGTTAGTGCTATATGCGGCATACTTGTAAGATATGTCTTGTCGTTTTGGACGGGGTAGCAACGTCGAAGAGGACAATATGGAGTTTACTTTTGTTTCTGGGTTTGTAGTTAGGGTTCTTTCGATTTTTGTTTTGAAAGGTCCAGAAGAGGGGGCGGTAACCGGGAACTCTGCCGTGCTGTCTTCACTATATTGCCCTATGTTATCCCCATTAGAATTAGACCCCGTAACCCAAGCAGAAACAAAATCAAAATCTACTGAGTCTAGTCTCTGAGGAATTCCTTCATACTTTTGAGATCCATAAATAGTCTCAAGATCTCTGTCGGCAATGGTTCCCCCACTATCCTTAATACTCTGATTAATAAGCACATCGTGAAAATTATTTCCGTGTCTTACTTCATTAGTGTCCCCTGGAGAGTTAGTGATACCTGCGCCCTCAAGGGTATATCCCGAAGGAACGACGGTCTTAGTTACCTTGATGTTTCCCTCTAGGTTTGCATCATACACGTAATCAACCGTTTGTGGAACTACAAATCTTCTTTGGACTGCTATGTAAATTCCAGATAAAGGATCTCCCACGCTTTTAATGGTATCCCCCACAAACCCATAGTCTGTAAACACGCTGTCTACTGTTCCGCCGGATGGGGGAGTCAAAGAAGACGGGTAATCGCTCCTTTTGATGATGTAAGTTCTAGTAAGCTCAGAACCATCCCGAAGCTCGTAATTATACGAATCCTGTGAGTCCCTAGTGGCTGCGTAATAATACCTGTAAAGCTGCCCCTCCGAACTGTCTTGCTGCACGTAGACAAGTTCATGATTGGGCCATTTAGTAGAGTCGGGATGGCTAGTTCCGTAAGCGGGTATATTCTTCCCCACTCTCTGAGTATCTACCGTCTCATAAAATAGAATGTCAGCTACGTTAGGGCTGACAAAAGTAAGAACTCTTTGTCTTTTGGGAGCAGGTTGATTTCCAAAATTGACGGGCATATCTAATCTATATTAAGGCTGATAAGAACCCGATGAACTCGATGAACTCGATGAACCCGATGAACTCGATGAACTCGATGAACCCGATGAACTCGATGAACCCGAAGGACTCGATGAACTCGATGAACCCGATGAACTCGATGAACTCGATGAACTCGATGAACTCCCCCCACCTCCCGCGTTTCCAATTAGTGTGGGGTTATCAACCCCATACAGAGTATTAGCTTTAGTCAACTTCATTTCTCGTTGTGTTTAGTTTCCCCCTTTTCTACAAGAAGTGCAAGTCTAAATGTAGTAAGGCAAGGGGCTTCCATCCTCTATTTGGCGGATAAATTCTCTCATCATAGGGTGTTCCCTATACTTCTCCCACCTCGTCTGTCCTGGGGAGGGGGGCTTTCCAAAAGATGAACCTCCTCCGTGCTTAGACTCTTTGTCCATTCCTAAGTTGTGAAACTGAATACCCAATTTAGTAGCCTTGGACCTCCTGTATTCTTCACTACTAATCCAGTTCTCAAATTTAACTGCGGTGGTTTTCGGAGGGAGCGGGGTGTATTTGCGGTAGTGTTTTAGCATCTTGTAATAACCTGATGGGTCAGTCCCAGTCATCCATTCCCCCCAAACTTTCAATGTATCCTCAGAGATAGAAAACTGAGATTTTGGCTGTTCCAGCCTAGCCAGCCTTGATGCAAACACATCTTTTAAATCTCTAGTTACAAATACGTTTACCGAATCCACTCCAGTATCTAGCTCCCTAACCCATTTTGCCGCATCCCACTCTTCAAAACCCAAAACTAATGTCCCCGTTAATTTATCCAAAGGAGTCCTACAAGATTCTGGTAAGTCAGGCATTTCATTTCCTAAGTTAAACCGATTCCCTTTTATATCTGGCGAAGAATTTACAAAGTTCAAGTAAGTGAGTTGGTCTTCTCCCTCCTCGATTAAAGATGCAATTATCCAGTTCGTAATTGCATGAAGCCCTGACCTTTGAAGGCCAAATACTCGATACTCCCTTCGATGTTCAAACTTGATGTCCCTTATGTCCATGTTATAGTTTTCCCCATGATAGTAAACATACTAGAAGATAATCATAATATTTCAAAACCATTTAGGGATAAACTAGGCGTCAGTTCGCTAAAATCTAAGCGGATAGAAACTAATAACGCGATGGCTCTCACATCAGCGAGATTATCAGAAGTTGCTTGTCTTCTAGCTAAGAAATATAAAATAGACTGCATCATCGAGACGGGAACTTTTCTGGGAAGGGGGACCACAACTTCTTTTGCTTTCACAGGACTAGATGTTCACTCTTGTGAGACTAACTGGGTGTCTTACAATAAGGCTCTGGAAAACGTAGGATACCTACCTCATGTGTTCCTCAATCACGCGAACTCCCTAGAACGAAAAGACATACCCAGCAACTGGGTTGAGAGAATACAAATTCAAAATGTAGCGGAAGAAGAAAACTGGCTGTCTAAAATACTCCAAGAGAAAAAAGACCAGCGTGTTATGGTAGGACTTGACTCAGGTGGACCTAACGGACAAAAGGAACTAGGCGTTATCTTAGAAGCTGCAAAAAGAGAGGGCAATATAAAATGCCTTATTCTAGACGACCTCGATAGGATCAAACACAAGGAGTCCCCGAAGAGACTGCGTGATGAACTTGGTATAGACGTATATCAAGTCGAGGCGAGATGGGGCTTCGCAATAATTGACTAGGGGTTAGCTCCCGCGAACTACCGATCTAACTTTCTCAGTTAGCCCGACTGATATTATCTAAGTGCTTCTCAATAGCTGAGAACAATTCGGCGCGTTGCTTCTGCTCTTCTGCTTCAATAGTCCTACGATGGAGTGCATCTGCCTCTAGGAAACCTACCCGGTCTTTGTAGCTGCTGAGTTCCCGCTCAATAGAGGCGAATCGAGCATCAACTTGATCTTGATACTCGCCCCATAGTAGCCAGGAGCAAACACCCAAGACAATGGCGAGTCCGAAGTAATTTACGGCCCAACGAAGTAGTTCGGGCTTTACCTCAGATACGGCTTGCGCCCAACTCATGTCAGTCCCTCCTAGTTCCCTTAATTAACTGCTTTGTAAGCAATCACTGACCCAGTGTGGACGGTGAAGGATTTGATGCTTCCCAAGATAGTAAAACCAGCGGGGAAATGGACGTTGGAGTCAATGGTGTCTCCATCCAGCGCATCCATCGTAATAGAAGTAAACTTGGTGTTACTGGTGACGCACTGAATAGCGCAGTATTCTCCACTGACTGGGCTTCCCGTCGTGCTAACGAAAGTTGCGCCGCCCCTACCTGCTGATTGTTTTTCGATGTCGTTTGTCATGTTATCTAAACTTAATACTTAGACGCGTTTTTTTCAACAGCTATAAGGAATCCCATAGGGCCGTCGTCGCTGTCGTAAACTCCGTCGTCTTCTTCCATAGACTCTCGTTCTTTCTGGCTGTTAACTACATAGTCGCGAACCGAATCAACGTAAGCGTTAGACAACGTAACTTTAGATTGAACCCATGCTTGGGATAGGAGAGAGCAGTTGGGGTGTTTATCTAAGTGCCTAAGCAGATCCACTACGTTAGCGTGGATGTTGCGAAGCTGCTGCTCCGCCATCTCCAGATCCTTAACTTCCCCATGATCTTTCTTGTCTGCGTAGTTCATTACATATAGTCCCTGTAGATTTTAAGTGCTAGCTGGTTGTCTGTGAGGCCAGGATTTTCAGCTTTCGCTTTTTTCAAGATCTCCATTTTGCCTTTATCCATAGAAGACACGGGATCGAAGGAACTGCCCATGATCATCTTAAACAGGCGACCTGCTTCCTCCTCATTCATATCTGGGACAGGCTCTGCGCGTGGTGTAAGCTTTGCGCGTGGTATAGGCTCTGCACGGAGTGTAGGCTCTTTGAATAAGGAGTCAGCTTTCTCAGCCGCTTCCTGCTCCACCCCTTGACGAGACTCGTAGTCACCTATACTCTCCTCAAATGCTTCCTCAAACCCAGCATCCGCGTCTCTTAGGCTTTTCTTGTAGCCCTTCCTTTCAGCTTTCTTCTCAGCCATTTCCTTGTCTTCTCTTGTGGCCCTAGCCCTAGTATTTCTTAGCTCACGCTCCAGAGATTTTTGGGTAGCTCTATTACGATCATTACGAGCGGCTCGCATAGCCTCTGGGTCGATTCCACCTAGCTCTCTCTGCAACTGCGCTGTATCGGAGTCTGCAACTGCTTGTTGTTCTGCGAGCCTTTTCTCTACCGCTTCGGTCATGCTCAACCCATATTCCGTTGGGTCATCTCTCACTTCAAACATACTACCCGCAGGAGCGGACGGGACATTTTCCCCTCTCTTTATCTCTCCCTGCCGAATGTCAAAGCGTTTTTGTTCCTCCGCTTTAACCATTTCAGCCAGTGCCTTGAGTCGTTCTTCCGCTATCTTTTTATCAGCGGCATACCTTTCCCGCCCTTCTCTAGTCCCCATAAGGTAGGCGAAGCGTCCTGATTCTTTTTGAGCTACATCAGGGTTAAATGTTCTAGTTTGAGACTGTTCTTCAACAAAGTTAGTGAGACTATCTGAGTCCAAACTGTTGAGTTTCTCTTGGATTCGCTTCTTTTGAGCAGTAGTGAAAGACATAATAATAGATAGTGATTTTACAGGTAGCCCCATAACAGAGGCTACCTGCAAAAAGTTTAGCTGAATGTTACGCCGAGGGCTTCTCCAAGCTCCTGGACAGAGATAGTCTTAACCTTCTGCTCAGAGACATCAAAAACTTGAACGAGGTCTGCTCGCGCAACTTTTTCGGTGTCTGAAACGTCAGCGGTTGTGAGGTCGTCACCCGCAAGGGTTTCGATGGTTGGTGCGTCGTCTAGAGTAGGCATGGCATACTTAGGGTTAGCTATAGCAAGAGAGGGGTGGGATTACCACCCCCCTCAAACTAAGCGGGTTATTACGCAGCGGGAGTTGTGGATGTCCGCTTGAACAAGATGACAAAACCGAAGTCGGTCTTGATTGGCTTCGTCGCGCTGGCGAGAACGCCACGGAAGAAACCGATAGTGCCATCGGGGTTGGTGATCTCGTTAGGGATGTTCGTCCACTTGAAGTCACCACGGTAGCTAACAGGATCGAAGGAGATACCTTGCGCTCCGCTGAACGGATTCGGGATCTGAGACTCACAAACGTGTGGGTGGATCACGAAAGCTGCTTCATATTCAGCAGAATCGTAAGCACTGTTTGGAGTGGTCACACCACTGGAAACCGTGTAAGGAAGAACGCGGGTAATCTGATCCGTATTCGCCAGAGTGAAGCGAGGAGCGAGGTCATCGACAAGGTGATAGAAACCACGGAAGGATTTCTCAACACCGAGGGGTGCGATGAGGTCGCTTACCTTGCTGTTGTTGTAACGAACATCGTCGCGGAAACCTGCTTCAGTCTGAAGCTGGTAGGAAGCCTCAGAACTCAGCACAAGGCCAAACACGGGGCGTCCGTTCTCACGACCATAAGCCTCGCTACCTGCACCCTTGCGGACGAGGTTGAAGTAAGACTTATCGAGGAGAGCGTTAGAGATGTTGCTCGTTGGGACGGTGAAGGAACCAGCAGTGCCGA